CCTACATCTGACAAACCAAAACTTGCTGGACAGTTCTTCAAACGAGTTCAGACTATTCTTGAGACTGAGAAAGTTCAGTTTGAACCGAAAGCAGTTGCTGGTGTTGTTGAAAAACATTTCCCAGATTGGAGACGAGTTCTTAACGAACTACAACGATACTCTGCATCTGGTATGATTGATGCTGGTATTCTTGTAAATGTTTCAGAAACAAATCTGAAAGACTTAGTTCGTTTCTTGAAAGAGAAAGACTTCAAATCTATTCGTAAGTGGGTTGCAAACAATCTAGACAACGACCCAACTCGTGTGTATCGTAAAATCTATGATATCCTTTACGAAGAGATTGAACCACAAACTGTGCCTCACTTGGTTCTTGCAGTTGCAGACTATCAATATAAGTCTGCCTTTGTTGCAGACCAAGAAATCAACATGTTAGCATTCATGATTGAGATTATGACACAGGTGAAGTTCAAATGAGTTATGAACTAAAGGATTACCTTAATTCTATTAACCTAACAAAAGAAAACTTAATGGATGGGGATGATCCCATGTGGGAGAAAAAGTATTCTCCCTTTATCATTAACAAGTGTCTCGCACCTTTTAATGATACCATTATGTTGGTTAATGAGTTAAACCAGAGACACCACCTTGACTCTAAGTTACAATATGACTTTTTACTAAATAGTATTAGGTCTAGGAAGCGTTATGCTCCTTGGGTGAAAGCGAGTAAGTTGAAAGACTTAGAGTATATAAAAGAGTATTATGGATACAGCAATGAAAAGGCCAAGTCTGCACTTTCAATCCTTAATGATGCTCAGATAAAGACTATCAAAGATAGTTTGAACAAAGGTGGAAAAAAATGAATGAAACAGAATGGCATCCAGAGAAGATGCTCGAAATAAGATTGAAGGAACCAGACGATTTTCTCAAGGTTCGTGAGACATTAAGTAGAATTGGTGTTGCCTCTCGCAAAGAGAGAAAACTATATCAGTCCTGTCATATCCTACATAAACAAGGAAGATATTTTATCGTTCACTTCAAAGAGTTGTTTGCTCTTGATGGGAAGGATACGAATATTAACGAGAATGATATTTCTCGTAGAAACTCAATTGCATCATTATTGAAAGATTGGGGACTTGTTGAGATTGTTGGTAGTGCAGAACCTAAAGCACCATTATCACAAATAAAAGTTATCTCATTCAAAGAAAAGAATGAGTGGGATTTGGAAACTAAATATAACATCGGTAAGAAGAGGGAAGTCTAATTGGCACAATCATTTTCTACATTTCTAGAAGAGTTATCTCCAAATCATAAAGATGTTGACATTCAAGTTGCAGTTCTAACTAAAGTTCGTTCTAAGAACAAAGAGTTGGTGAGCAACATGATTGAGGAAGTCTGTAAGAAGAGAGGAATAGAATGTCATGTCATCAATGTAAGAGATGCATGGGTTTCTAAGAATGACTTAGAAAAAGGTTCTATTACTATCTCTAATGTAGATGGTGAAGACAAAGAAGTAGAATTTGATATTGCAAGAACAGTTTGTTTTGTTCGTGCTGGTGTATTAGAAAACGAAGTCGGACTTGCAATTCTTGGAACATTTGAGAATGCTGGTGCGTTTATGATTAACAATCGTGATGGGATGTTATTGTGTGACAACAAAATGTCATCCTACATTGCGTTTGAAAGAGATAATATTTCTGTTCCTAGAACAGCACTTGTATCTAATGAGAAGTCTCTAGAAGCAGCACATGAGAAGATAGGGGGTAAGTTCCCTGTCATTATTAAAACAATTACAGGAACACAAGGTATTGGTGTTTCTATCGTAAACAATTTTCAGAGTATGGTTTCTGTTATCCAATCCCTTTGGAAGTTCAAGGCAGAACTACTTATCCAAGAATATTTGAAATTTGATTATGATATTAGAACGGTGGTAATGAATGGAAAAATACTTGCATCAACTAAACGAATTCGTCCAGAAAAAGACTTTAGGTCTAATCGACATAGGGGTGCAACTACAGAACCATATGAACTCAGTGC